TGGGTTTGGGTGGCACCACGGCAACCGGCGCGTCAGCCCGCTCCCAGATGTAGACGCGCTGAATCCTTTCCCGCTTGACCGCGCCTTCGTCCAGTGCCCGCAGCATCAGGTGGGCAACGGTATACAAGGGGATTCCGGTGGCCGTGGCAAGGTCCTGGTTGGTCATTGGGCGGGTCAGAGCGGCGACAAGCTGGCCGATGGTTTCCTTGGTGCGCTCCCGGCGGGCTTCAAGGGATTTATCCAGCGCAGTGACGGGCCGGTAAATCTCCAGGCTCATGCGGTGCGTTGCGGATTCCAGTTTGGCAAGTTCCGCCATGCTGGGCACCCGGCCATATCGGGCCTTGAGTTCGGCGCGGTAGTCCCGGACGGTGCGGGTTGGTTGCCATTTGCATGACGGGGCGGGGGTCTTGACTGTGTGGAACTCGATCATAGGTCCATGGCCTCTTGTGTTGGTTGCGGGCGGGTTTCGGGGATCAGCAGGTCTGGTTGCCGATGCGCTCCTCTCTCAAGATTGCCATATGGTTCCTCCCGTCTCCCTGGGTGAAAGGCGCGCGGCTGTGGAGGTAGGAATCCACGGGCTGCCGCCCTGCCGCGCTTGGTGATATTGGCATGGGGTGGGGATGCCGGTCAAGAAAAATCTTTATACCAATAATGCCCATTTATGCGGACACCATCTGCCGCAAAAATCGGTAGTCGCTAACGTGCTGTTCTGTATAGTATATATATAAGAAAATCCCCCCTCTCTTATATATACACCATTTCTTCCCCAACCCCTTCTCTTTCTTCTCTTGGGGACTCCTCCTCTGGGGGTCTCTTGGGATATCTGCCCCGTTTCCGCATAAATAAATTCCGTTAATCCCAAGTCATTGAAAAGGCGGGCAAAAAGCCCGCCTGATTTAATTCTTTATGCGGCGCGAAAATGCCTATTCCGGCGCGAACCACGCGAACCGTGGCCTGCCACGCTGCCCCTCGGACGTGTTGCGGCATTGGATGCCTCGATCCTCAACCAGCACGTCCAGCACGTCCTTGCGCTTGCGTGGATCGAGATTTGCGAAGGCCCGGACCCCTTCCGACAGATCACGCACCGTCACGCCCTTGAGACCCGCTGCCTCTATCTTGGCAAAGACAGCCTTGCAGGCGGCTTCAAAGGGGCTATCCGCCATGGTGCGCCGGAGCGCACCCACCGTGCGCATCGTATAGAATGTGGCGTAGTCAATACCCCATTGCAGGGATGACGCGCTGACGGCTTCCTCCTCTCGGGACCGGGCAACAATGAGGGCAAGGCGTTGGGCGATCTCCTTGGTTCGGCCAAACATGGCTTCCATGCCCCAACGTTCGTATTCGTCCATGTGCTTCAGCATTGCCTTGTCACAGTCGATCAGCATGGGGATGCACTCAGGCGCGAATGGAATCGTCACGGGTGGGGGTGGCACGTCATGGGTATCCCCCGGCATGGTCCCGTCGCGGGCGCTGGCGCATGACTTGGCCCAATCTGACAGTTGCGCGCTTGGGTCGATCAACTTGACCGGCCTGCCCACCTGCCGCCCGATCAGGCTTTCCACAATCAGGAACCGCCCCAGGAAGCCATCCGTCACATAGCGGCTGGACAGATTGTCATAGAGCGTTGACGGTGTTGTCATCGCCATGAAAGTCAGGCTGGGCCGTCGCACGACCTTGTCAAACTCGCTCGCCTGCTTGGCCGTCATGCCCATCTTGGAAAACCCTTGCGGGCGCAGGGTAGACGACTGCCGCCCAAAGACCTCCATCAGGATCGTCTGAGCATCAACCTTGTGCTGGTTGCCTTGGGCCTGTGCCGACTGCAAGACGCGGCCCAATTCATCCACGACAGCCACATGGCAGGGCTGTTGCACCAATGCGCTGAAAACCCCGCTGGCGCTGGTGTAACCGCTTGGGCCGATCAGGTGATCAAGGCCGGACGATTCCAGCATCTTCTCAAGGGCAAACTTGGCATGTTCCTTTCCGGTTGCCGACTTGCCCACGTTCACGAAGTAGAGGCCTGAATAGTTGTCCTGATCCGTGCGCCAGCGCCGCCCCATGACGACAGAAGCAAAGGCCATGGCTGTCTGCACCGCGAACTGCGGCTGTTCCTTCGGGGCTGTGGTGTTGTAGAAGTTGACCGCGTCCTGAAGCCGTCCGGGGATGGAAAGCAGGTGTTCCGGGATATTGGACAGAGGGGCGTCCGGCGTCTTGACCTTGCGGCTGGGCAGGATCGAGGCCGCGACCTTGGCCCCGTGGGCTATGGCTTCAGGGTCATATTCGTGCTGCGGTTCTGACGACACGTCCAGAAAACCAGCTGCATCCCTAACAGCCTTGGTCACGTCTCCAATATGCTCATATTGGCACCACAAATCGAATGCGTCGAAGGTATGGGCGCTGTCGAACGGGTCGCTGGCGTGGTGGCTGTAAGCCTTGCCGCCGTCGAACAGGACAACCCCGGCCAACCCGCTTGAACTGTTCGGGCTGAGATACCGATTGCGGGCAGTGGGCTTGTAACCGAAGCGCACCAGCAATTCGTGCATGTCGTGGGCATCATTGAAGGCGTCGATCACACTGGCGCTTTCCGTAGCGCGGCGGGGCTTGGGCGGTGGGGTGAATTCCCGCTTGGCCTTCCACGGGCAGATGTCCTGCATCTGCGGGCGAAACCTGTCCCATTCCTGCCACAAGGTCAGGATCGGGGCGGGCAGGGGGGGCAACCCGGCAAACACATCCTGACCGGCCCATGTATATGGCCGTCCTGTGTCGGGGTGAACAGACGGCGGCAGCACGTCCTGGACCGATCCGGCGCGCAACTCAAAGACAACTTCCGTCTTGCGTGGGTCGGCTTCTGTTGGCCAGCTTATCTTGTGGGTGATAAGCCCCTCGGGCGCGGCAAACAGAAGCTTGCCCCGGTCGGGACGCCCGACAATGCGCGGGGCCGAGGCCATCAGCGCGTCGAAGTCGATGCCGAAGTCTTCAAATATCAGGCGGGTGTTTTCCACATGGTCGATGTCGATTGCACAGGTGCGCGACGGGCCGTGCAGCAGGCCCATGTTGTGCGACGGGTTAGCCTCGAAGTAATCCCGCGCTTGCCCCGGATCGGACAGCGCCCGCTCGGGCTTCTGCCAGCCAAACTGCGTCGGCCCCTTGGTTCCGGCGGGGATGGCAACAAGATACCAACCCAAGCGGGCACAATAAGCCTCGCCCCAATCTGCCGGGGTCATTCCTGTGTCGCCCCCTTGAGGTAGTCGGACAGCTTGCGCCAAGTGGTGACGCTGATGGCCTCGTCACCATCGGCGATTCGCTTGACCGTGGGATGGGTCAAGCCCGCCCTTTCGGCCACGACAGTCAAGCGCCGATCCTTCAGCAAGTCCCGGATTGTGGCAAGGGGTAGAAGGTCCATGTCTATTTTCCCTTTCATGGGGTAAAGATTTTTCTTGACCATACCGATCTGCATTCTTATGGTCAAGCGTGTTGGATGAGATGAAAAGGAGTGCCCCATGGGGGACAATGTCGAAGCCCTGGCGCAGGGCTGGCTTGATGCCAAGCGCGCCGAAACCCAAGCAAACGAGTTGCGACTGAAGATCGAAGCGCAGATTTGTGCGGCGCTTGAAGTCCGCGATGAAGGGGCAATCACTCACAAGCTGGAAGGCTTCAAGGTGACGCTCACGCAGCCCATAACCCGCAAGGCTGACGAGGCTGCATGGGCTGCTGTTGTCCACAAGGTTCCAGCCGATCTTGCCCCGGTCAAGACCAAGATCGAGGCCGATGTGACGGGTATGAAGTGGCTGCAAGAGAACAAGCCTGCGATCTGGAACAAGATCGCCAGCGCGTTCACCACGAAGCCCGGCAAGGTTGCCGTGAAGGTCGAGGTGGTGTGATGGCAATCAACCTCTCAGCCCTGTCCCGGCCCAAGGCGGACCGGCCCATCATCTGCACCCTGTTCGGGGAAGGCGGCATGGGCAAGACCACGCTGGCCGCGATGTTCCCGAAACCGGTCTTCATCAGGACGGAAGACGGCACGGCCAGCCTTGTCGGGAATGAGGATGTCAGCCTGTTCCCGGTGGCGCAGACTTATCAGGACGTGCTGGACGCAATCGAAGCCCTTGCCACGCAAGAGCACGATTACAAGACGGTCGTTCTGGACAGCATAACCCAGCTTGCCACGCTGATCGAGGCGGAAATCGTGGCGGCAGACCCCAAGGCCAAGTCCATCAATCAGGCGGGCGGGGGATACGGCGCGGGATACAACACTGCTGCCGAACGCCATCGCCAGGTCCGGGAATGGATGGGGGCGCTGGCCTATGAGCAGGGCATGAACGTCGTGTTCATCGGCCATGCTGACACCGAAACGCTGGACCTGCCGGATATGGATGCCTTTGGGCGCTATACCGTTCGGATGCACAAGAAGTCGATCCCGCACTACACCGACAATGTGGACCTTGTGGCGTTTATCCGCCTCAAGACTTTCACGCGGGGCGACGGCGACAAGAAGCGCGCGATCAGCACCGGGGAGCGGGAAATCATCTGCTATCCCCAGGCGTCCAGCGTGACGAAGAACCGCTTCGGCGTGACCCAACCCATCGCCTTCACCTTTGACGGCGGCAACCCCTTCAATGAATTCGTAGCGAAGTAAGGAGAAAGAAACATGATGGACCTCGGTGGCTTTGATGCCAACACAGTCGAACCCAATGCCCCCCGCGAAGTGCTGCCTGCGGGGTGGTATAAGTGCGTCTTCACCAAGTCGGAAGAAAAGCCGACAAAGGCGCAGACCGGCAGCTATTTGCAGATGAACGCCGAAATCATCGAAGGCGAGCATCAGGGCAAGTCGCTGACCGAGCGGTTGAACCTGAACAACCCGAACGTGACGGCGGTCGAGATTGCCCAGCGCACCCTGTCCGCGATCTGCCGGGCCGTGGGAGTCATGACCCCGCGCAACAGCGACGAGTTGCACGACAAGCCGCTGATGGTGAAGGTCAAGGTCAAGGCCGCACAAGGTGACTATGGCGCAAGCAATGAAATCGAGGGCTACTCCGAGGTCTCAGGCGGCGCGCCCAAGACCGAAGCCAAGGCTGGCGGGTCAACGCCCCCGTGGAAGCGCGGCAAGTAGTCTATTCAGAAGTCCGGCCCTGAGGGGCCGGATCACTGAGTGGAGTAGGAAGCGCAATGGAACTGTATGAAAAGACAGCCGAGCATCGGCAGAATAACGAACAATTTCGCACGATGATGGCGAGATATAGCTGGATGCGGCCATTTCAGCCGTCTTCAACCAAAGCCCCATGGCACATTCAGGTAAAACTGACAACGCGCATCGGATACGAGTTTTACCTTAATTTTTGGCCCCATCTTGCCAAGGCGCAGATGGAGGGTGAAAAATCCGTTGAAGGGTGGGACGAAATCAGAGCGATGATCTCGCGCGCCATTGATGCGTGTGATGATGGCGGCAAAGATGACTTTGAGGTAATTGAATAATGGACCTCGATAAATACGCGAAGTTACCAACGGTAACTGCGATCTTTGATCACTATGAAAAGACGAGAAAGAACGGCAACCGCCCGCATCTGGGCGGCAGCCAGATCGGCAAGGATTGCGACAGGGCGATCTGGTATTCGTTCCGGTGGGCTTGGGCCGAACCGATTGAGGGACGCATTTGCCGCCTGTTCGAGACGGGCGACCTTGAGGAAACCCGCTTGATAAAGAACCTGCGCGATGTGGGTTGCACTGTCTGGGATCGTGACCCCGAAACGGGGCGGCAAGTCCACTTTACCGCCCATGGCGGTCACTTCGGGATCAGCCTGGACGGTGTGATTGAGGGGCTGCGGGAAAGCGCACAGCCGCATGTCCTTGAATTCAAGACCATGAACGACAAGAATTTCAAGGCATGTTCCGCCCGTGGCGTTGAATTGACCCAGCCCGTCTATTGGGTGCAGGTGCAGGTTGGAATGCACTTGTCCGGGCTGAAGCGGGCGCTGTTCATGGCTGTCAACAAGAACACCGATGAAATCTATGGCGAACGGATCAAGTATGACGAGGCCGTGGCGCTGAAGGCTATGGCACGGGCCGAGTCCATCATTTTTTCCGATACGCCACCGGGCAAGATCGGGCCGGATGAAAGCTTCTGGGGCTGCAAGTTTTGCAGCTTTGTGAATGTCTGTCATCGGGGGCAGTTGCCGGACGTGAATTGCCGGACTTGCGCCCATTCGACGGCGGAACAGGACGGGACTTGGTCCTGCGCCCGGCACGGCGAAACAGCGCCGGGGCAACTTGGCTGCGATGACCATATCTGGAATAACCACATCATGCCGTGGGAAGTTTCGGACGCGGGCGACGACTGGATTGAATACACCACGGAGCACGGTGAAGTGATCCGCAATCATCCTGGCACCAGCAAGGAGTTGAAAGCCCGTGGCGTTTGAACTTCGCGACTACCAGAAAAAGGCGGTGGACGCTCTTTACGACTATTGGGCGCAAGGCAAGGGCG